AATTAGTGACGATGTTTTCATCTATCACTGGTCGAGTTAGAGATTTCGGCGAAGCATTCAACAAGCATTTTGGAGCCGACAAGAAATTTGAGAATCTTAACGGATTGGTTAAGTTTTTTAATGGCTTACAGGACGTCTTAGAGGCCATCGCTTGGAGTAAAATCGACATCATAATCAATATGTTTGATGCATTGGGAAGTGTTTTTGAGCATTTGATAGCTCCGTTTGGTACTGTGGCTCAATTAATGGGTACCATCGGAATCAAAATGGAAAAATTTGCTAATGCTCTAAATGCTATGATGCACAATGAAGACGTTTCTAAAATTGAAGATCTATTTGCTGGTTTAGCAGATGGCATTAATGCATTTATAGATAGTATACGATCGTCTGTTGATTTTAGCGGATTCAACAAATTCTTTGATAATCTGTTAGTAATCATGACTAACAATAACATCGATCTCTTTGGAACATTTACCGATGTTATAAACGGTTTGATAAACGTTGCGAAAGCTTTTATCGGCATTGCTGCGCCTTTTACGGCAGCTTTTGCTGATGTGTTTGGCGAATGGATTGTTAAAGCAGCAGACGGATTATCGATAGTGGCCGAACGTTTTAGGTCATTTACTGAACGTTTGATACCTAATACAGAAACGATGACTGCACTTCAACATGTGTTTGAGGGTGTATTCAAAGTTTTAACAGCAATCGCCGATCTGATCGGCGATGTTCTTCTTGCTGTGTGGGATAGTTTTGGGCAAATACTTGGCGATATTTTACCGGATAGCGATACTCTAGTTACTAATCTAACAAATATCGGCGATAGATTGACCGATTTTTCAAAAATTATAGAAACTTTGGTTGATGGCGATGGTGCGCCGAAGCTATCTGAAATCATAGGGAAGATAACTGATAAATTTATAAGTTTCTTCGGTTCTATCAAAGATATTCATCCTCTGGAACGGTTAGGAATCCTTTTTCAAACCATTGGTGATGGTATAAAACATGCTCTTGGTGGAACTGACGACATGACGCTTCTTGACGTGTTGTTGGATAAAGTTCAAGGATTTTTGCAGCGTATTCGAGATATTTTGTCTGATGACTCTGGAAATCTTGACTTTGTTAAGATTTTTGAAGTTGGCGGGATCGGTATAGTCATAAAAAAGCTTATTGATTTTTTCAAAGAATTAAAAGATAATACAAGCAATTTTACAGGTTTTCTCAGTATATTTAGCGACATCAAAGATGCTTTTGAAGAATTGTCCGAATCTTTAGGTGAAAAATTCAAAGCCGAATCGATAAAAACAATAGCTACTGCGATTCTTGAAATAGCCGGAGCCTTGTTTATAATTTCAATGATAGATCCAAGGGCTCTCACTATGTCTGTTGCTGCATTAGCGGGAGTGTTTGATCTTATTGACACATTACTTACATCGCTAAAAACATTTAATAAATCTGATGCTGCTGTATTAGCTGCAATAGCAGGTGTAATACAAACTCTTGGTAATTCTATATTAATGATGGCTGGAGCAATTGCCATTATAGGTAATATGGGGACTACAAATGCCATACAGGGTATATTAGCTATTATAGTGTTAATGCAGGCTATGACCAAAGTGGTAAAAGAATTATCAAAAGTAGAAAATGAATTGCCGAAAATTGCAACAGCTCTCATGGGTCTTGCTGTTGCTATAAATTTGTTAGTCATACCTATAAAAGTTCTTGGCGGAATGGATTTACCAGCATTAGCTAAAGGTCTTATTGCAGTTGGTGTTATGCTTGGTGGATTAGTAGCATCAGCAACGATATTGGCAAATAGTACTAAGGGCTCTGCTCTTAAGTCTGCTGGTGTTGGTATGATACTTATGGCAACTAGTATTAAAATATTAGCTAGTGCTGTAAATGATGTTAAAGATCTTGAATGGGAGCAACTAGCAAAAGGTCTGGCTATCATGGCTGGCGGTCTTACGGCTATGGTTAGTGCAGCGGCTGTTATAAGTAAAGCACATTTGGCAGATGATATGATGATTGTCGGTGCTAGCCTTATGCTTCTTGGCGTGGCTATGACAATGTTGACTAGTGCTGCTCAGAGTGCTTCTGGTGTTGGTTGGGAAGACCTTGGCAAATTAGCCGCCATATTAGCTGGAGGACTGATTGCTCTTGGCGTGGCATCGCATTTCATAGATGGTAAAAATCTTCTTATGATCGGTGGCGCTATATTCTTGGTAGCTACGGCTATTAGTCAACTAGCAGTAACTATGAATTTAGCTAATGTAATAGCCCCAATTGCAATATCGCTTGGTGCAGCGATTAATGGAATTGCAGATTCGATGCAGGCGTTTGCATTTAATGCATCAGCTCAAGCATTTTTAGACTTCATAAAGAATGTGATATTGTTCTTACCACGATTAGCAGTAGGATTAGCAGAGGCTATCATACAGATGGTTGTGACTCTTGGTAGCGGTGCCGCACAGATTATTGGCGCAGTTGTAGAAATCGGAAAATCTATATTAGCAGCAATTCGTGAATTAATGCCAGAAGTATTCAGCATTGTAAAAGAATTCCTCGAACAAACAATACAACTTATTATCGATGAGACTCCACGTATCATCGAGACTGTAAAGATGTTGGTTGAACAGTTCTGGATATTTCTAACAGAACAGGTACCTAGACTCTTTGAGTTTCTAGGGACATTCTTTACAAACTTATTCGAGTTCTTGCAGACAGAAGCTCCTTTATTAATCGAAACGCTCAGAATCATATTCGATTCTATTCTTCAGGTTGTGATTCAGGAAGCACCAGTGATAGGTGAAGCATTTCTTGCTTTATTACATACCATTCTTGGTGTAATAGGTACTGCTATTCCTGAGATTTCTGGCACATTGTTGAACTTACTTTTAACTTTGATGAGTCAATTAGCAACTTTTATTCCTCAAATAGCTAATATGGCATTGCGGATTATTTTGGGATTTCTGAATGCTATTAAAGAAAACATAGGTCAGATTACTGATTCTGCCATATCTATAGCAATTGCATTTATGAAAGGTCTAACCGACAAAATGCCCGAATTGGTCGACACAGCATTCAAAATGATTATCGGGTTTATAGATGGTCTTGCTAATGCAATTAGAGAAAACCATGACGCTCTATGGGACGCCATTGGCAACTTAATTACAGCAATAATCGAGGCTATATTAGATGGCATTTCTAAAATTGGCGATGCTGCTGGTAAATGGATAACAGGTGAGGATGGTAATGGTGGTATTCTAGGAGCTATAGGCGGTTTCGCCGATGACATATTTACCGCAGGCGCAAATCTCGTTCAAGGTTTCATCGATGGCTTAGCCAGTATGCCTGGTAAAATCTGGGAGTCTGCATGCGGATTAGCACAGTCTGCTTGGAATGCTATTACAACAACCTTAGATGAGCATTCACCGTCACGATTAACATATGGCGGTGGTATGAACTTCGCCCTCGGTTTGAGAAATGGTATTGTTGACTATACGTCACAAGTTGTTAAATCTGCTTCTATGATGGCTGGTGATTTGATAACTGCTTTTAACAATGGTATGGATTCTGATGTGAGGTCTCTTACTCCGAGTATTTCTCCTGTATTTGATGACTCTAATATTCAAAATGCAATGGGTTCATACAATAGTGATATTAATAATACAATAAATGGCGTTGCAACAATTAACGGAACCATTGAAGCTAATAATCAGTTAAGAACACAGCTTGCTGATGCTATAGCATCTAGTAATGATTATTCATCAGTAATCAAGTCAATTGACAGTTTACATACCGATGTTCAAACATTGCTTGATAACATATCTAATCTAAGTATTGTTATGGATTCTGGCGAATTAGTTGGTTCTATAGTCACTGAGATGGATAAGCAATTAGGTTTTAGATCAACAATGGCGATGAGAGGAGTTTATTAATGTATCATTCCGTAACTATCGGTTCATACAACACTCTCACCCGGTGGCATCTTGTACCTGCTGGTAGACCAGTGATCAATCCCCCAGACCCAATAACATCATATGTCGATGTTCCTGGGTCTAGCGGGGGGTTGGATTTAACAGAAGCTTTAGCTGGATATACTACATATTCCAATCGCACTGGTAGTATATCGTTTCATGTACTTAACGATCATGATACGTGGACTAATATTTATCAAGATATTGTTAACAAAATACATGGTCGAAAACTGAAACTGGTTCTGGAAGATGATCCAGATTGGTACTACATGGGGCGTTATACTGTTTCATGGACATCCAATAATGACGGGACTTGGTCTGATGTCCAAATAGATTATAATTTGGAACCATATAAATACAATAAGAACCCAGTAACACTTGAGGGTACTGTTAATGGCGGAAATTATACAGACATCAGTTCAAGTTCCATTTTTGGTAATGATATTGCCCAACCTGTTATACCAAAAGTATCAATTACTGAAAACACAACGCCCGGTGCATGGTTTTCTGTCAAGAATCCAGAGCTTAATCTGACGTTTAACAAAACAAAAAGTGATAGTTATCCAATTAATGTAAGTAATGTGCCGCTATATTCATGTTTGTTATCTAATATGAATGGTCATAATAACCTAATATTAAGGGCCGGAGCTGATAGTGGAAGCGGCAAATATTCATACACCATAACGATTACAAGGGCGATGCTATAATGTATACTGTATATGTCGACGGCGTAATGGTACATAATCCACAAGCACCTGATGTTCGTATGCATCTTGGCTCGCCGATTCTAAATATGCAAGAAAACTCTGCCGGTTCATTTGAATGCGATGTCTACCCTGACAGCGTAGGCTATGATTTGTTTAAACGAATAACGAGTTTGGTTGTTGTTAAACAGGATGACACCATCATATGGACCGGCAGGCCAATAAAAGAATCAACCAATTTCAAATTAATCAAAAAGATAACGTGTGAGGGGGCATTGGCGTTTTTGAATGACACTTTGCAGGATCCTGTAGAGTATTCGAACGCCAATGTTCGATATATTTTTAAACAAATCATAACAGTTCATAATTCTAAAGTCGAAAGTAAAAGACGTTTTACTACAGGCGTTGTAGATATCGCCGATTTTGACGACAGCTACATATATGAAACTCGATATGACAATACGTGGACTACTATAAAGACGCATTTTATAGATAGGCTTATTGGTCATTTGGTAGTTCGTTATAATGGAAATGATACGACGCCAATTATTGACTATACTACAAGTTATAATCGTAGTAATCAATCGATAAATTTTGGTCAGAATTTGCTAGATTTCACAAGAGACTACGATTTATCAGACTTGTTTACAGTTATTTTTCCACGAGGAAAAGAGATATCTGAAGATTCTGATGATAGCGATGCCGGAGATGACGCTAATCCGGTAACTACTAGCAAAACAGTCTCGGCAAACGGTGCAACCATATCTTACGACGTTATAAAAAGCGATTTGCGTCTTACTGTAAAGATAAAGAAGCTTGTTTATAACAGTACTATTGCTTATAAGGGTGGGTACACTTTCTCAATAGCAATTGGCGATGTAACGGTTATCTCAAAGAAAGCAACATCCACAACTCATTTGGATAATGGTCGTACTATAATAACGCATCAGTCAGTCAACGAGTTTATGCCTATAGTTACAAACGCTTTAAATAAAAAGATAGAAAAAGACGAAGCAAAAGCCACATTTAGTCGCGGTGCAAAAAACACTAGTGAAAATTTGATGGTTAATGTTCTCGGAAAATCAGTGACTGTGAAAATAAGCATTCCAAAACGTGAAGATGATTCTAGTTATTTGCTGGGAACTGATCGCAAAGAATACACAACGGTTGCATCGGTGAACAATGGGAGTGTTTATGTTCAAAATGATAGCGCAGTCGCAACGTATGGTCGTATAGAAAAAGTTATCGATTTTAATGAAGTTGATAATCCAAAATTGTTACTATCGCTAGCTAAAACATATTTGAAGGCTGTACAATTTGACCAAATGTCATTGCGCATCTCGGCTATAGATTTACACGTGTTGAATCCTGACATACCAGCATTCGCACTTTTCGATCAAGTTAGATGCGTTTCTATGCCGCATGGCATGGACAAGATATTCCCAATAACAGAAGTATCCATTCCATTGGACAGTCCTGATAAGAATCAATACACTTTAGGTAAAACTTCTTCTGGTGGTATGAGCACCAAGAGTGCCGCTAATGCGACGACATTTTATGGTGCATTAGAACATATTCCAAGTATAAAAAATACTTTGGATAGTGCTAAGAATGATATGACCAACATATTGAATCGCAGGACGAATGGTTACGTTAACATAGTACAAGAGAACGATATCTCGCAAGCATTAGTTATATCAGATACCGCTAATTGGTTGGAAGCAACTAAGGTTTGGAAATTCGATATAAACGGTCTTGGTTATTCGGATACCAATGTTGAAGACGTCAACTACAATGGACCAAGTGCTGTAGCTGATGGCCGATGGTATAAAATGGGCATGACGATGGATGGGACCATTGTCGCTGATATCATCAAAACCGGAATTCTCGAAGACGGAATGGGTTATAATTATTGGAATTTATCGACAGGTGAATTCAGTCTACAACCAAACACTGTGGTCTTAGACAATGATTATACCATGGCCGATCTAAAAAACGAGTTGAACGAAACGTCATCTACTGCTGGTAATGCGGAAAAAACAGCTAAAGAGGCTAAAACGACTGCTGACACAACCAATCGAGATTACACAAAGACAAAGACTCGCTTTGAATTAGTTGAGGGTAAACAATATGGTGTCGCTAATCTATTGAATGGCACATATGCTCCTCAAATAAAGAAAGTGAGTGAAAACGGCGGAAGCTGGAAGTCTAGTCTCTGGAGATCCTTTGGTAATGGTACTGGTAAGCGAACCATTATTAATTGCACCAAAGCGAAAGTTGGTGTGAATCCGCCAAACTCGTGGTTAAGTAAATGTGTTCGAATCCAAGGTTCCAGCAATTTGAAGGATTCTTCAATCGCTCAGTGCGACGTTCAACTAGAGCCCGAGACTGTTTATGTCATGAGCTGCTATGTTCTCGGTACTGGAAAATTATATATGGCGGCTGGAACTAGCGTTAAAAAGAACGGGTCAAATTATTCAAAATACGTGAAAAACAACCCTGACAAGATGGTTTCCAACAATCGAAAGAAATGGAAACGTTTTTCGTTTGTCTTTAAAACAGGTCCTGACGGCGGTACTGATGGTTCAGGTTTTGCCGGACTAAATAATGGCGGTACAAATATTGTCTTTGGAAATGTCAACAGCGATACTAGTAAGTACTTGATAATTGCTGGAATGAAGCTTGAAAAAGGGAATGCACCGACAGAATGGTTTCCATCGATTGTTGACCTTAATAAAAACGCACAAACATACACCCGCAAATTCGTCGAAATGAATGTTCCAAAAGAAACTAAAAAACAGATAAAACAATACGATCAACTTCTTAAAGGCGCTAAAGTATTAAAGAAGTTAACCCATGGATATTCACACGTTGGTATATATTCTAAAAAGTTACCTGGTGACCCTTCTCCCAGTCTGTTGATTAACGCAACTTATATTCGCTCAGGTAGCATGGATGCGAAAATCATACGCACTGGATGGATCAGAGACGCCAAGAAGCATAACCAGTGGAATTTGAACACTGGATATTTTAAGACCAAGTATATGCATGCTAGTGATATGGTGGCAACTGGGTCATTTACCACAGGCACTAAGAAGAATCATGCCATTCAAATGTCAGATGGTGGTATCCATGGATACAACAGTGGAAAATGGATTGGTGCGATTGAAACAACAGCTAGTGTATATAATTTGGATACAGGCAGAATGATGCATGGACTTCGATTGCGAGGCTCTGGATGTATTGATATTCGAACGCCATGCATATCAGTACGTTCTGCAAATGATGATGGTGTCGCCACAATAGCATATACTGGTCGTTTTCAATTTAATTGTGTTGAGAGTATTCGTGATATAGGTAATGGGGCTATCAGTTGGGTTACAGTTACCCATAATATAGATATTGTAAATGGTCTTATTACAGCTATTGCTTAAAACAAGGAGTTTTAGATGGCCGTTGATACCACAAAGGAAATCTTACAGTATTGGGTAGAGTTTGAGACTACGGAAATTGTTCCAGACACGACAACCGACGAAGAGGACACTACTGATGATACCGAGGAATGAAGAATACCTAGCATATAGTAATTCGGAAGTACCGGATATCGAGATATCTCCGGATGGTATTGACGCCACTGACACATCGGAAGATGAGGTAGCCAATTCTAATGATGATGAGTCGTCTACTGACGATGATACAGAATCTGTAGAATGGACTATAGATGCTGTTGATCCGGAAGCAGATGGCGCAGACCCAGAGGAAGGCACTGCACCAGAAGATATTCCCGATGTTGACCCCACAATACCCTCGGAGATCAAATACAAGACCGTCGTTGTTAAGACGCGAGCCTTATTAGAGAATTACGACCCCGCATATTTGCAGCAACTAGCGTCAGAAGGTGTTAAATTCTTTGTACAATACACTGACATGTCTGAAGATGGGGTTTTGTGGAATGAGATAGTTCCACCTAACAGAACCACAGTTCAGACGCTCAAAATAGAATCTGATGCTATTGATGCTGCTAGTGGACAGCATTTTTGGGATGATGATAATGGCGCACACGTAACCTACGACGAGAGAAAAGATTGGGAAGCAGAATACGCTAAGACCAATCACGGGGCTTTAAGCAATCCTGACCCGATGCGTCCATGGCATAACATACTAATGAACTCACTAGGTATATTGCTTCGTCGAGGCCTTATCCGTATGACGAGTATATCGAAGTCTGCAATAACCTTCTATGATGGTTCTGGTAATGAAACTGAGAACATTACTGCATTCTTTGGCAACAGAAGTGCTCAAATCGGACCGTCGTCTGGGAAACATTTGGTTCTTGACTCGGATGGTATTACTGCATATGACGGTGATGAGATAACAGCTTTGCAAGCATCGAACATCGAAGCTGCTGAAGCCAGAATTGGTACCATCGAAGCGACGTACGTACATGCTGAGAATGGCATCATTGATAATGCCACTATCGATGTAGCAGATGTCAATAATCTGGCAGCTAACTACGCCCATATAACTAGCGGTAAGATTGATAATGCCACTATAGGTTATGCAGATGTCGACGGTCTTAACACTAACTATGCACATGTAGCAAATGGCATAATTGATAATGCCTCAATTGGTGTAGCTAAGGTCCAAGGTCTCAATGCCCAATATGCTCACATTACCAATGGCGTTATTGATAATGCTGACATCGATCAAGCAGATGTTAGAAATCTTGGCGCTAACTATGCACATATCACAGATGGTGTTATCGATAATGCTACGATAGGCCATGCGGATGTAGACGGTCTGAATGCTAATTACGCTCATATTGCTAGTGGCAAGATTGACAATGCTACGATAGACGCAGCAAAAGTCAACGATTTGGATGTAAAGTACGCTCAAATCGACATGGCTAATGTCAACAACGCTTGGGTTCAGAATGGAGTTATTAAAGATGGCTCCATTAGCGACGCTATGATAAATACTGTGTCTGCAAACAAGTTGACCGCCGGTACTATCGACGCAAGCAAGATAACCGTGACTAATCTTCAGGCTGATAACATAGCTGTGAAGAAGATTAACGGACAGTCTGTTTCAGGCAAGTCTATTGCTGACGCCCTTAGTCAACACGAGAGTGATATTTCGGGTCTTGATAGTCGAATAGATGATGAGGTAGAAGCTCTTAACAACCGTATTGACGGTGCAATCGAGACATATACTGGTACTGTTATCCCAACGCTAAATAACGAGCCAGCTAAAAACTGGTCTACCGATGCTGAGAAAAAGAAGCATGTCGGAGACGTATACTTCGTTGTCAATAGCAATTCCGAACAAAACGGCTACAACTACCGTTTCACTCAAAATGGAAATACTTTTAACTGGCAACTCATAAAAGACAATGATGTTACGAATGCTTTGTCGCGTTTGACTACAGCTGAAGGTAAAATCGGTCAAATTGAGCAATTCGATAGCGACATTTCGTCATGGAAGACCGATACTGATGATGAGTTGTCGTCAATGAAGAAAAGTCACACGACTCTTGTAACAAGAGTTGACAAAACCTTGGTTGAAACTACTCAATTATGGTTCACCAAAGCCAATACAACAGCTCCTAATAAACCGACGGCAGCAGTAACGTCCACAGCTACAGGAGGCAACGCTTGGACTACAGTGGTTCCAGCATATAATGCTTCCTATCCAAATTACTATTATTGCTATCAATGGAAATATTCTGATGGGTCCTATGGGTGGTCCGCAGTAACTCGTGATATTGCCATGGGCGAGTCACAATCCACTTCCCGGACTGCTGCTTCAGATGCTTCTACCGCTAAAACCAACGCTAACAATGCATTGACGACTGCTGGAACAGCAGCTTCTGATGCCGCTACTGCTAAATCCGACGCAGCAACTGCCAAGTCAGATGCTAGTACAGCGAAAACAGATGCTTCTACTGCTAAGTCTGATGCTGCCACAGCTAAATCGGATGCTAGCACAGCGAAGTCTGACGCGGCTACTGCCAAATCCGATGCCAGTACAGCTAAGTCAACTGCAAACACTGCAAAAGCCACTGCTGATAAAAATGTTAAAACTTCGATTCAGCTATGGTTCTCAAAAGTAAATACTACTGCTCCGGCTAAACCTACTGCTCAGGTGACATCTGATTCCACAGTTGGTAATGCTTGGCGGATTGTGGTGCCAGCTTACAACGCAAGCTATCCATATTATTTCTATTGCTGGCAATACGAGTTAGCTGATGGAACTTACACCTGGTCCAATGTCGTATATGACAGGGCTACGAGTGAGAATCAGGCAAACAGTAGAAGCGCTTTGAGTCAGGTGGCTACAAAGGTTGAGACAAGTGCTTTTAATACGGTGAAGCAGACTGTCAATGAGAATACGCAATCCATCGGCAGACTTACCACAACGACAGAGACCTTGACATCCCAGGTTGCAGCCACGAATCCATTCATAACCGGAACTCAAACAAAGTCTACTCGTTTTTGGACCGGTACTACTGATGCTCTTGATGCATTAGTGGATGGTCAGCAGATAACGTTTTGGCTTCCTTTTGGGTATGCTAATGAATCAGCTCAGTCGCATGACATAACTGCTTCCGAGTTGATACCAGCTGAGACAGTAACCAGTAACTATTCAAATTGTTGGTTAAACATTACATTAGCCAACGATACTAAGACCGGTTGGATACCTTGCTATTACGGTGGCGGATCTAGAATCACATCACATTATGGTGCAAACAACGTCATTCATCTAACTTATCGCGAGAATGCCATATCAGGTGTCCCACGAGGATTCTGGGCAGATGCCAACTATGCCGACGGAAACACTACGTATTCAAAATATAGTGATACTGTGATTGCCGGTAAGAATGGTGTGAAACGGTATACACTATGTTTGAAAGATGATGTAGGTAATTGGACATCAATCGTTAATCAGGCAAATAATGCGAATGCCAGTGGAAAGACTTGCTACACAGGCGGATTACAACTTGGTAACGTACTCTACCATGCCACAGGCGCTGACTATGCAGCTGGTGCAAACGCTGGTGTAATGTGGGAGAGTTACGGCGGCATAGATTTTAGATATTCTGTAAACAACGTAGCAAACGCTAATACGACCACTTTACAATATCGAAAGCCTGTGTATTTGGTTGGTACAATTCATGATGATGGGTTGTTCTATTTAGACAGTAGTTTATGGTGGACCCAGACTCCGAATGACAAGAATAAGGTTTATATTCTTCTTGGAACGGCATATTCAAGTTATTACGCAATATTCTTGTCAACCGATAATCCTACATATGTTTACGACGGTAGTAAACTAGTAGAGCTCCAAACGTCTCGCATTGTTACTACGAGCAACAAACTAAATACCGTCAGTGATACTGTCGACGGGCATACACAAAAGATAGGGAACCTTGAGACAAGCGTAGCCAAGAAAGCTGACAATAGTACTGTGACTACAATCAGTAACAAGGTGAACAATATCTCCGATACCGTTGAGGGTCACACCTCGCAGTTGTCTAGTATTACTAGCACTCAAACCACTATCCAGAGTAACGCAGTCAAATCGACTGTCATGCTATGGTTTACCAAGGCCGATACTACTGCACCAAGTAAGCCAACACAACACGTTACAGTTAACGATGCATCGAAAGCTAATCAGTGGAATCTGGCTGTACCATCATATAATGCAAGCTATCCGAATTATTATTATTGTTATGAGTATCAGTATGTCAATGGAACGTACGGATGGTCAGCAGTAACTCGTGATATCGCTACTGGTGAGGTACAATCTAAAGCTCGCACAGCAGCTTCCGACGCCGCGACAGCTAAGTCCGATGCTTCCACAGCTAAAACAGATGCAGCAACAGCTAAGTCCGATGCTAGTACTGCAAAAAGTACAGCAGAAACTGCTATTACAACAGCTAATGAAGCAGCCTCTGATGCTTCCACAGCTAAAACAGATGCCGCAACTGCAAAATCGGACGCTAGTTCGGCCAAGAGTACTGCTAATACGACATCGAGCAATTTGGCTGACTACATCACGTCAAACGACGCAGCCTTAGCTACACTCCAGTCACAGGTAGATGGACAGATTGAAGCTTGGTACAAGAGTGTAGACCCTACTACATCTAACGAGCCTGCTTCAACGTGGAATACTGCTGACTTGAAGAGACGTCACGAAGGCGACCTGTATTACAACACTCAAAATGGTCATTCCTGGCGTTGGTTAAACAATTCCGGAACTTATTCATGGCAACAGATTCCTGATTCAGACGCCGCCGCGGCTTTAGCAGCAGCTCAAAACGCTCAAACAACCGCAAATGGTAAACGTCGGATATTTACCGCCCAGCCAACAATACCTTATGACAAGGGTGATTTGTGGGTAAACGGGTCTATAGTTAAATACTCTACGACTAGTCGTTCAACAGGAAGCTATGCCGCCGGCGATTGGGTTACCACTGCCACTGACGATACTAAAGCCAATGCAGCGCAAAGTACGGCAAATAAGAATATTAAAGAATCTGTGCAGTTATGGTATACAAAAGCTAACGCAACTGCTCCTAGTAAGCCTACAATAGCTATTACATTAAACGATGCTTCTAAGGGTAATCAGTGGAATCTTGCTGTACCGACGTATAATGCAAGTTACCCACATTACTTCTATTGTATGCAGTATAAGCTAGCTGATGGGACTTATACTTGGTCTGATGTCATATATGACCGAGCTACTACTGAAGCTCAAAGTGTAGCACGAACTACTTCCGGTAGTCTGGAGTCACTTCAAAGTGATTATGCGTCGTTTAAGCAGACAACCCAAGAGTTCGAATCAACGGTTGGCAGTACGTACGCGACTAAGAACGAACTGTCAACGGTGGCTAAGACGGGTACTGAGTATATTGTAGGTACACAGACTGCCTCAACCGAGAGTTGGACCGGTAATACGGCTGACTCTGCATTGTATACAGGGAAGTCTATTTCATATTATTTACCATACGCAACACCAAGCGGCAAAACATCCACGCTCAACCTTACTTTATCTGGTGGTGGGACTACTGGTGCGAAAAACGTTAGGATTAATAACACTAACGTGACTACTCATTTTCCAGCAGGTTCTGTAATCAATCTGACTTGGGATGGGACTTACTGGAAGACTTCCAACTATGATTCAAATTCGAATAACTATGATAGAAGACTCCATAACGACAGCATTAAAGCTCTTGCTGCTGTTACTGCTGGTCATCTTATAGCTGGGGTATCTACAGGCTACAAGCAACTGGTAGCTTCATTGGCGTTCGATTTGGCGTATCCGATTTTGTATGCGTCAGCAGCAATTGCTGCAAACGCTACTAACAAGGCCACTTATGAGGCTATGCCGAATGTAAACTTCTCTACCACTGGTACGATTCAATCTGGTACAGCGAATACGATGTTGTGGCTAAAGGGATCTGTTAACGGGTCTACGTTTACAATCGCAACATCCAATTGGCTGACTACAGTTGTACCTACTAGTGCGGATAGTATGTATTATATTCCACTTGGCGTTATGACAAGCGCTACTAATGGATATTTCTCGACGTCTGATAAGTTATATGCTTATCTCGGTGACAAGTTCCAACGAGTGGATATGTCAGCCACTACTCGGGTAGCTTCAGTTGAGTCTAGGGTTAGCACAGCAGAGACCTCGATTACTCAAAATAAGAATAATATTGCTCTTAAAGCCAATGCGTCAGATGTCTATACCAAGTCCGGTGTGGATGGATTGATATCCACTGAAGTGAGTAATCGTAATTCTGCGATTAATACTAAAGCCAATGCTATTGAAGCAAGCGTGGCTGAGACGTATACCACGAAGACTGAGTTTAATAACTTAGAAATTGGTGGACGAAATCTACTATTATTCACAGATACATTAAAGAAGGGTAATGATACTGGCCCTCTTGCAAAGGATGGTGTTGTAGCCTGGGGTAGTGCAAATTCTACTCTGACTCAGACGACCGATGGCATTAAACTGACGGCCGCTGGTAATGCACCAGAATGTATAGGAATTCCGTTGGCCAATAATGGGTCCGTTGCTAACAATGAAGATGTTATACTATCATTTGAAGCACGAGGTACTGTGAGCGCTGTTGGACAGTTCTACTGGATGCAAGCATCTGGTGCGAATGTGGCAATGACGAACTGGCTTAATGGTTCCGCTTCCATATCGCTTAACGAAACGACTTGGACGAAGTTTAGTACTCCAGTTAAAAACTCTCAGGCCAACGTTAGAACGTGTACCAAGATACTAATGTTCTATAATCTTGGTAGCGGGCAATCCGGAAAATGGATTGAGCTCAAAAAGGGAAGCGTTAAACTCGAAAAAGGCAACAAAGCTACCGACTGGACTCCCGCACCTGAAGATGTTGAAGCATATACCGATTCTCAAGTCTCAGCAGCCAAAGCTGAAATCCAAATTACAACAGACAATATTACGTCTACAGTATCCAAAAAGACCGACAAGTCCGCTATTATATCTACCATCAATCAATCGGCAGAAGCCATCAAGATTTCCGCTTCAAAGGTCGATATAGAGGGTGCGGCCATGTTTACTTCTGGCGGTGCTCTGAACAAAGTAGTAACGCTTACACAGACCGAATGGTATAGTTCCACATCAGCCTCAAGCAAGGCCGGTGGTAGTTGGGCTACTACTCAGCCATCTATTGCAGCCGGTCGTTATATTTGGGAACGCACTAAGGTGACCTACTCCAATGGTACGAGTGAGTATAAGCCAAGTGCAGAAGGTGTATGTGTGCAAGGTCAAACTAATCTAAGTGCATATTCCACTACATCTCAGATGAATTCGGCTATTGGAACCGCTAAGTCTGAAGCAATAAGTTCTGCGAATTCGTCTACGGATACGAAACTGGGTTCATACTCCACTACATCTCAGATGAATTCGGCTATCGGAACTGCTAAGTCTGAAGCAATAAGTTCTGCAAATTCTTCTACGGATACAAAACTCCAATCATATTCTACAACTGCTCAAGCGGATGCCAAGTATGATGCTAAGGGTGCTGCAACCACTGCTGTTAACAATCTTGAAATTGGTGGAAGGAATCTGTTTTCGTGGCCTACTAGTGGCACGAAGTGGAAAGACGAAGAGCACGCCCTAAATACATATAATAACACAGGTTCTTTTACTCAGTTTACAAATTCTCTACAGTTCGACCCGTCCGAGACTGTTGGAGAAAAATACACGATAAGTTTCTGGGCAAAAAGTCCTAATGGGGCGACACCGTTAATGATCCATAATCAGAACGGCGCACCTCAGTATTTTTACTTTACAACCCACAATCTAACATCTAATCTCGGAACTGAATGGCAGTACTTTGAGTATACTGTAACTAACACCAAAAACACCTCTAGCTCGGCCA